GTACCAGACCCACACCCTGATCAGCCCGGCCGGCAAGCAGGTCCAGGTGTCCCGGTGGATGGTCGAGGCGCGGATCGCCAAGGGCTGGACTCGGGCCTGACGGGAAAGCGGGGCCCGGGCGACCGGGCCCCACCCGACCGATCTTGAACAAGCCAGTTGACACGTTTCAATCGCCCTGGCCGTGGCCCGCAACGCCTACCGGTACTTCACCCTCGAACTCGCAGCCTGATAGGAGCACCCCGGATGACGACGACCAACTTCGACATCGCTCAGTGGATATTGGACGACGCTGCCGACGCCGATGAGCCCGTCCGCGAGTTCGCTGCACAGATCGCCGAGCGCCTCCGCGCAACGCCGTTCACGGTCATCGAAACCTGCGCAGGTCTTACCGAGGCGCAGGTCGACCACTTCGCCCAGGCGCCATGCGGCCGGCGCGACGCGCATAGCGCGCACTGAGGGGAGCACCCCGTGAGCACCCCGCCTGAGGAGCCGATGTGCCGGCAGCACAAGGTGCCGATGGAGCTTCGGCCGATCCACCGCCAGAGCGCCGAGGAGCGGTGGTGCGGAGCCTGGTACGACTGCCCCGCTCTTCGATGCCACAACAGCTATCTACGCCCGTCCGCCGCGCTTCTCGCACAGAACCAGGGGAGCACCCCGTGAGCACCTACACCCCGACCACCGCCGACACGCTCGACGCCCTGTCCACGCTGTTCGACGTCTACCACGAGGCCGGCGTCGCCCCGATGGAAACGGCCGAGTGGCGCGACTACTGCGCCGGCATGGCCGACCTCTACAGCCGCCTGCACTGGTGCGTGATGCGCGCGGTCGAATACCCGCCGATGTGGCAGCGGATGGCGCTCCTGACCTCTCGTGACTACTGGGCACGCGAGGCGGAGAATCTCGACCGGTAGACGCCAAACAGCGCCCCGCCCACCCGAAGGTGAGCGGGGCGCTGTCTCTATGTCTCTATCGTGAGGACGCGGCGGGAGGATCAACCCTCACCCATGGAGATCACCTCTTCGCGTACGCGGGTTCCTTCGCGCGGCCGAGGAGCTTCCCGAACACCGGCCAGCGCTTCTCCAACGCCCGCACGACACCGTAGTACAACGCGATCACAGCACCGGTGAGGAAGATCGTCGCCTCGGACGACAGGGACTCGGGGACGACGACGCCGTACTTCACGGCCAGCCACGAGATGAACGCGCCCACAGCTACGGGGACACCGGTACGGATGTAGGACAGCAGAAGGTCGTTCATCGCTCCTCCTTGGAGCTTTGGGTTTGCCCCTAACTCAGGAGCATTCGAGGGGGATTGGCTCAGGCGACCTGAACCGTGCGGCCGGGCCGGGCCCAGAGCAGCGATAGGCCCCGGCCCTTAACGTAGACCGCGACGCCGATCACGACGCCGGGATAGCGGTTGAGCACGACCTTTGTGAGCGGAGCGGCGGCGCGTACCCGCATCACCGCCGGCCAGCGCCAGTTCAGCGTGTGGCGGTAGCGGAACGGCCGGCCCCGGAAGTACACCTGGTTCGGATCGCCGAGTTCGGGGTGCCCGTGGTAGGCCCGCTCCTCGCAGCAGGGCTCAGTCATCGGTCTTCGGGGCGTCGAGGGCGGCACGGACGAAGCAGTCCTTGGCCTCCAACAGCTTGCGGAGGCCGGTCGTCAGTTCCAGACCGTTCGGAAGGTTGTCCGCCATCTCGTAGGCGAGCACTGAGCACTGCGACGAGACGCCCTGCAGGTGCGACGGCAGGTGCTGCCATGCGAAGTAGCGGAGCAGGCTCGCGACGGCCGGGTGGCGGTCGGCGGTGTTGACGGAGTCCGTCACGGTTCTCCTTCAAGGGGTTGAGGGGTTAGGACCCCGGACGCGCGCACCTGACCGTCCACCCCTCAAGTCCGGTGGGCGCGCGTCCGGGGAGCGTGGGGTTTATTCCTTGCCGGAGTGCTGGGCCCGCAGCAGTAGCCACACCTGAACCCACAGCACCACGTCCAGCGACGCCATGCCACCGATCCACACCCACGGCGGCAGGCGGAAGACGGCGCTGGCGAACGTCAACGCCAGCAGGCCGGCGAGAACCAGCGCCTCGGCCATCAGGTTGCGGCCGACAGCGGACCGGTACCACGACCGGGTGCCGGCCGCATAGACGGCGGCGAACACGGCGGCGCCGGCGAATCCGAGCGCGACCAGCACCAGCCATGCCGCTGTCACGGCCGCCCCCTCAACGCACGCTCGACCAGGGCCGCGAACGAGTCCCGGGCATGCAGAACCTCCGGCCACCGGGCCTGCTGCTCGGCAAGCCTGTCCTCGGCGCGGTGTTTCGCCTCCGCGGCGATGTGGCCGTTCGTGATCGGTCGATGCTCACGACGCCACCACATCCACCTCATGCGGTCGGCTCCTCCCTGGGGTAGCTGCGCCGGACGAACTGGAGGATCTCGTTCATCTGCGCGTCGCGGACCTCGCCGCGGGTCACCTCGGCGAGATACGCGTCACGCCAGTCGTCGCCGCGCGCTTTCAACGCGGCCTGCTCCCGCTCCACCGTCCTACCCGGCACGAGCCAGCCACGGATGAGCGACAGCAGGACGAGAGACACGACAGAGACAGCTGCGGCCCACGGGCCACCGGCAAGGATCAGCGGCAACTCCGGCATGGGCTTTCCCTTTACGACGAGCGGTGCGCCCCGGATAGGGGGTTACTCTCTGGCGAGCGCCTTCGCCAGACGGTCGCGGGTCTGCGACAGTTCGGCTTCCAACGCGGCGATCCGCCCGGTCACGTCGGCGGAGCGTTCGTCGATCCTAGCCAGCACCGCGGCGACGTCGACCGATCCACCACCGGCCTTGACCGCTTCCCCGATCGCTGCGAGTGCGGTGGCGAGGTCCTGTTCCCGCTGCGCACTCGCGGCCGCGGCGCCGGAGAGGGCGTCGACGCGGGAGCGGGTGTGCTGGACCAGGTCGATGAGTGCGTTGCCGTTCGAGTTGGCGTTAACTTTGCCCTCGACCGGTGCACCCATGGATACACCGCCGACGAACAGGCCGTTGTACAGGTTCTTCAGCATGTTGCTTTCGTCTGGCGTCATATCGTCCCCTCCGGGGTTGTAGCGGCTCTGGCCCGATGTCCAGGTGGCAAGTGACTCACCAGCCAGGATCGACAGCATCGATGCGTACGACCGCCAGTCGGACACGTAGCGGCGAAGCTTCGACATGTGGTGATGCATGCCGTGCGACGAGTCAGGGACGCGGGTGTACCAGCCGACGAAGTCGTACCCGATCAACTTTCCGTCGAGGTAGGTCAGCCATTCCCGCCAGCCCTTCAGGCGCGGGTCGCGGGCGTTGAACGCGGCCTGGATCCGGCGGGCATACCGGTACATGATCGTGTGGTCGCCACGGAGTCGGGCGCTCTCGCTGATCCAGTCGAATGCTGCGGTCTTGTCCGACGGGCCAGCCTTGTCGTCCGCGGAGCGGATCGAGTAGTCGTTCGGCCGGCCCAATGCGATCTGGTCGTCGCGTGTCCCGTGGTAGCCGGCCTGCCTCGCGTACGGGTACAGCCCGCCGGTGTCGGTCTGTTCGAGCTTCTGGACCTCGTTGATGAATCGGGCGTGTTCGGCGGTGATCCGCTTGTCCGGTTGCAGTGGCACGGCACCTCCCCGCTAGTCGGTGTTTTCCGGCGGCGGCATTGATTCGTTCGCTGCGGCGGCGAGATACAACAGTCGGGCGATGTCCCGCGCGTCCGCGTTTCCCACACCCAGCTGCAGCATCCGCCGCACCTGCTGCCGGTACACCTGCCTCGCCGTGGTGTCACCCCATCCAGTCGGTGGGATCTGCCGGATGAACTGCACCGTCGCCGCGTCGAGGATCGACGACATGACCCACTCCAGCTGCCCGGCGTTGACCTGGGTCCAGCCGTAGATCCCGTCCAGCCGCGACGGGGACGACTGGCCGGAGCCGAGCGGGTAGCCGGCCGGCACCATGATGATCTGCCCCGCCCGGGGGAGGTCGGATTCCTGAGTGTCCGGCCCGACTACGAGTTTCACGGAGGTGTACTGCTCGGGGGCGGTCACAGGACGAATGCCCCTTCGGCATCAGTCCCGTTGTCGCCGTGAGCGATCGCCTGATACTGGTACGGCTGACGGCTGACGGCGCGCCAGTCGTTCCCGGATCCGTTCACCGCAACGCCTTCGATGACCCGGATCTGATCCCCGAAGCTCCCCTGCTTGAGCCGCCAGATGTCGTTGTACAGCACGTTCGGCACCCCGGACAGGTAGGCGAGCAGACTGCGGGAGATCGCCGACGCCCCACCGGTGACCGTGATCGTTCCGCCGGACACAGCGGCTGCCGTGGTTTGGATCTGGTAGTACCAGGCCGTTGACTGGCCGGTGGCGTTGAACGTTTGCCCGATCTGAGTGAAACCAGCGGGGGTTGAGAACGCCGTTGCCGCGCCGTCCTGCTTCCACACGGCGAGGATGACGATGCAGTTGTTCGTCGGCGGGGTTCCGCCAGCGTAGGCGATGTTCTGCGCGGAGCCGTTCAGCTGGGTGGCCGGGCTACCGATCGCTGCGAGAGCAGATTCGCGGAACGCGGCGAGTTGCGCGGTTGTGGCCGCACCTGCGGCGCCGCCGGTATATGCCGCGGTCGGTGCGGACTCGGACGATTCGCGGATCTTCCCGAACAACCCGATGTTGGCGAACGTCGCCAGACTCGTGTAGCTGGGTGTCGGGGTGTTCGGCGTTCCCGTCCCAGAGTTTTCGATCGCCGAGAAGGCCAGCAGAAGGTCCCCGGTCGTGGAACCTCCACCCGGGAGAGCCGGATTCAGGGAGACGTTGTTACCCGTTGCCGCGGTTCCTGCAGCAACGTACGTCGAGGCGTCCGGGTTCGTCACCGTCACGGTGATGAACCCTTGTGCCGGACTCGGGGAGATCGAGATGTTCGGTGTGCGTGGCGGGGTGAACCGCACCGAGAAGGCGTTCTCGTCCGGGTCGGATTGCAGGCCCTCATTGTTCCAGGTCCACAAGCGGACGGTGAAGTTGAAGCCGTTCTCCATGCTCCGGTCGAACGTCCACGTGGTGGCGGAGGAGACCCGCTTACCGGTGTCTTCCAGGACGTCACCGAGAAACCGGATCTGCGCCTGGAACGCGGTCTGTTCCGCCACGGTCCAGGTCACGGTAAATTTCTCGGTTGCCCACGTTGACGAATCCACCGGGGTGTCGATGGTCGGATTCACCTTTGCCGACGGGATGAGCACAAGGCCGGTCGAGTAGTTCGACGCCACGGCCGCCGCATCCCACGTCTTCACGCGGTACGTGTGCGGTGGGTCTGTCGCACCGTTCGCCGCGCCGTCCGTCGACCACTGCGTTGCGGTCAGCGTCAGTTGGGTGACCGCCGACGTGTTTTGAATTTCGCCCGGCTGCCACGTGTTGTCCGACGCCCGCCAGTACTCCAGCGATCCCGCACCGACCTGCCGGGACAGGGCGTACGAACCTTGCGTGTCGGCCGGGTCCGGGTCGTTGAAGTTCCAGTCCAGCAGAAGACTTGAGGCGACATCGGCTGCCGAGCCGTCGACGTACGGGACGGTGGAGAACTCCCAGGTAGGCGTGAGTGGGGTGAAGTTTTGACCGATCGCGGTGTGGACGATGTCCACACCCGCGTGTGCGGTGAGAATGTCGTGCTTGGCGTTGTAGTGCGTGCCCCTCCGGGGTGAATAGTTATCGACGTTCGCACCGGTGATGTCGGAGGACGAGACGAGAGTCCACGATCCCCACGACCCGCCGGACCGGTCGTAGTCCACGTAGTACAGGTCGTTCGTGCTCGTCCCGACCGCGTAGACACGCGGGTTGCCGTTCTGTGCGTTGTACGAGACGGACGCGGAACGCACAGTTCCCTGTGTGTGTGTCGGTGTGGTCCGGGTCGTGGTCGACGTGTTGGCCTTGTTCCGCTCGTACAGCACCACCGTGGAGCCCGAGTAACGGACCATCAGGAACCGGGAGCCGTCCCAGCGCCCAGGGATGTAGTCGCGGTTCGTCGTGACCGTGTTGACGGCGACCATGCCGGTCGGGACGATCCACCCGTGCCCGTTCCACGCGATCTTGTTCAACAGGATCTGGTTGCGTCCGTAGCACACCCACAGGTTCGGAACGCCAGAGGTCTTGCCGTTGCCGGCGTGCTCGATGTCGATCGCCGGCGAGTGATGGCCAGACACGTTGGTGACTGGGAACATCTCCCGGCCGCCAGCCATGACGCCGTTGTTCGCCTGCGGATTCCCGCCGGGGAGGGTGTTGAAGCCGTGCAGGACCGCCCCGCCGATGTCGGTTCGCGCGGCGATGACCATGCCGGCCTGGTAGCTGTTCGACGGTCCATAGTCGACAGTCACCACGTCGAGACCGCCCCAGAAGCTACCGGCGACACCGCCGTTGAGGTTGTTCACCAACAACACCTCAGACGACCACGTTGCACTGCTGAGACTCAGCCGCCGGTAGTAGATGCGGTCCTGGCTCGATTCGTTGGTGCGGTAGCACCACGACAACCAGCCCATCGGCGACGTGTAGATCGACCCGACCTCGGCAATGTTCGACCGGACCAGCGATGCGAACAGCGACCACGACACCCCGGTGTTCGTGCGCCAGATCTCGTAGGTGTTCGACGTCGTCGCGCGGACGAGTGCGTAGTGGTACCCGTCGTATGTGCTGTAGTCGATGAGCGTGTTCGACGGGTAGATGAGCGGGTTCGTGACCGTCGTCGTGGCGATGGTGGCCATCAGGAACCCAGTTCCAGCACCATAGCGGACGCGTGGTCGTCACCGGTTGTCATGTTCAACGTCCCCGGCCCCTGCGGTCTGGCCCACATGAGGTTCACCGTGTACACCCCCGCCGGCAGGGTTGTCGGGGATACCCCGTCGGGGATCTGCCGCCAGTGCGCCGGACCGAACCGGGCCGCGAACGCCCCGTTCTCGATCTCGCACATCTTGTACTGCGTCTGCGACCCGGCCGCGTTGGTGAGTCCCAGGTATCCCGCCACCGATGCGTTGTTCACCGAAAGGTATGTGGTGAACGACAGGTACATCGCGAACCCGGACGCGTCGCGCTGCTTCGTCCATGTGAACGACGGATCGCCGGGCAGGTTCACGACCGAGCTCGACGTGTTGGTTCCCGTGGTCTGCGGGTAGTTCATCACCGCCAGATTCGGGCCGACGGCACGGGATGTGACGCCGACGATGCACCACTCTTCACCGGCGGACGTCTCACCGGGCTGCCGGCGTGGTCCGACCCGGGCCAGAATCACCCGGTCACCGGCAACGGGCCACACGTGCCCGGCGAATTTGACCGGAACGCCGAGGTTCGCCCCGTCGACGATGACGGTGGCGACGAGCCGGTCGGTGGCGACGTCCTGCACGGTTCCGGCGGCGTTGGCCGAGTTGAGCGCCAACCGGTTGATGCGCTCCTCAAGAAGCCGCATCATCTGCTCCGGCCACGTCTCGGTCACTCCACCACCGTCCACTCGTGACTCATCTCGGAGCCGTCGAGCGGAAGAGTCCACTGGGACGACAGAACTTTGGCCGGTGGGCCCATCCAGGTGTCCTCGACGCGGATGACGTCGAAATGCCAGTGGAGTGGGTTGGGGAAGGTGTTGGCCCGGATCTTGGTGGGGATGGCGGCATCCGCGTCGATGGTCCGCTGTGCGGAGGCCTCCAGCGACGCCTGGTCTGCGGCGTCGATCCCGACGACCCGAGTGATTTCCCGGCCGCGCTGTTCCACCGAGGTATCGCCGTCGTACAGGTTCACGTAGGTGTACATGCCGTTCCCCTCGACCGGTGCGGCGCCGTCGAGGATGTTGGTCCGGTAGAACACCCACCTGTTCGGGGCGGAGAAGAAGTCGCGGTGGGTGGTGCGGGAGCCGAGCATCGACGTCAACAGCTCGGTGTCGTATGTCCATTCCGTTGCCCGCAAGCGAGGTGAGACGTAGTTGGTGCAGCGGATGAACCCGTCCCAGTCCGACCAGACACCGGCGTACCCGACCGCGCCGAGTAGGTCGTTGACGATCGTCAACCAGGTGGTGGACTCGTCGAACATCCACGTCCGGTCCGTCGGAAGAAGCACGGACGCGGCGTCCTGGTCGATGCTGTACTTCACGACCCCGCGGGAGAGGAGGATGCTTTCCACCGCGGTCAGGTAGGACTGGCTCTTCGCCACCGCGTACGCGTCGCCGACCGGGTCGTCGAGGACGGCGAGGATGTCCTGACATTCCACGGCGTAGGAGATGGGGAACTCGGTGAGGTCCCGTTCCGGGGTGTTGGTGAAGTAGGCGCCCAGGTTGAACCGGGCCGTGTCGACACCATCGGTCAGGGTCAGGTAGGGCCGGACGAGTGCCGAACCCCACGGAAGTTCCCGGGTGACGGTGAGGCTGGCGGAGCCGTGCAGGGTGGCGTAGGAGGCCCGGGTGACGGAGCCGCCCTCGAGGTCGTCGCTGATGTCCTCGGCCACGAGGAGGTCCATGCCGGTCAGCAGTTCGCAGCCGCTGCTGACTACGACCGCCGAGGTGTCCCGGATCAGTGCGACAACCTCGTCGACGGTGAGGTGGTTGCGGACCGGGGTGAGGTACGGCTGCACTCAGACCCCGTCGGACTGGGTGACGAGCTCGACGGTGATGGTGAGGTCGAACAGGGCGTCGGTGCCTTTGACCGCACGCCGGGTGACCTTGCCGAACACTCCCCACCACGCCTGTCCGAGGTGGTCGCGGACGAACACCGTCTGCCCGGTCCACGAGTCCAGCAGTGTCGCGATGGTGAGTGGCCGGGTGCGCAGGGTCCGTTCGAGTTGCCCGACGATCCCCTCCCGGCCGACGTACCGGCGGCGACCGCCGGCGTAGGTGCGCACGGATCCTTCGAGGCCGGCTTCGGAGTTGTTCCCGAGCGACGGGGCGGCGATCGACTGCCCGGTCGAGGCGAGGGTGATCCACAACGTGGTCAGTTCGAGGGTGGCCATCAGCGGGCCCGGGCCATCTGTCGCAGCACCGCGGCTCCGCCGTTGATTTCGCGGCCGACGGACGGGCCGACGTTGCGGATCGCCTCGATCTGCTCGCGCAGGAGGGTGTTCTGTTCGCGGAGCAGGGCGTTGTTCTGGGCCATCGCATCCGCGGACGACACGTACTCGGTCCGGCCAGACGTGTTGACGCCGATGGTCCCGGACGGCCACGCCCCGCCGGTGTCGAACGACCGGAGAAGTCCGCCGCGGGCGAACGCAATGTGGATGTGGTTGCGGTGCTCCTCCATCAACTGGTTGTTGAAGGAGCCCTTGTTCACGCCGCGGGTGTAGGCGTAGTCGCGGGTGCGGGTGCGGTGGATGAGTTCCAACGGCCGGCGCAGGGCGAGGAACGTCGCCAACGCGTCCTGGTTGAAGCCCATCCAGTCGACTGCCCGCCCGCTGCCGTGCCACAGCGGGTCGCCGGGACGGTAGGCGTTTCCGAAGCTGCCGGACAGCGGGCCGGTGGCCCGGATCAGGGCGACGATCGAGCGCCACACCCCGGAGTCGCCACGCTGCGCACCCGGTGAGGATGGCCAGGCCGGGAACCCTGCCGCAGAGGCACCGCCGAAGGACAGCTTCGACTTCACCCAGTCGATCAGCGCGCCGACGAGCTTCTGCCCCGTCCCGATGACGACGTCACGGAAGAAGCCGCCGCCGGGCACGTTGTTGAGGAGTCCACCGACCCGGTCCCGGACCCAGCCGGCCGGGTTCATGATGGCTCCGATGATCCCGCCGTCGGCGAACCCGTCCATCCCGGCGTTGATCGCACCCAACAGGTGGGTGTGCTTGCGGGACTGGCGGGCGTTGATGATCCATTCGCCGCCGGCGAGGGCGAGCGGCTTCCCGCCGGGACCCATCGCGACCATATTGTCAACGTCGGAGTAGCCGGGCAGCTGACCGCCGGACGCGAACCCGTCGGGAAGCTTCACCGGCGACACGCCCTTGACGCCGAAGAACCCGGCGACGGTGTTAAACGTGCCGATGATGCCCTTGTTGATGACCGTCTCGACAACGAACCGCACTGGTGCCTTCGCCAACTCGCGGAGCCGGTCCCATGCCGCGCCGACAGCGGTGACACCGGCGGAGAACACCGGGACGACCTTGTCGCGGATGAACGAGCCGATGAACTCGAACACCGGCTTGATGCCGTTGTTCCACACCGACGAGATCAGGGAGGAGAGGGCGTTCCAGATCCGCTGGACTTTGGTCCACAGGAACTCGAACCACGGCACGAGGATGTTGCGGACGTAGGAGACGAGCAGGTCCCACACGATCCTGATCAGCGCCCAGGCGTTCTGGATGTGCGCCACGGCGAGGCGGAACACCGGCTCGATGGCCTTGTCCCACAGCCACATGACGACTTCGCCGACGATCGTGACGCCGATCTTCCATAGCCCGAACACGACCTGGATCAGCGCCCAGGCGACCTGGATCGCGACCCAGATCCCCTGCATCGCCGGTTGGATGGCGTTGTTCCACAACCACAGATAGATGGAGCCCATCCGCTGGGCGAACTCCCACCAGGCTTGGAAGATCGGCTTGATGAAGTTCCACACCGCTATGGCGGCCGTTTTGATGGCGTCCCAGGTGGCGTGGACGATGTTGCGGAACGTCTCGGAGTTCTTGTAGGCGAGCACGACGGCGGCGACGAGGGCGCCGATGGCGAGGACGATGATCCCGATCGGCGAGGCGACGAACGCGGCGTTGAGCAGCCACTGCACCCCGGTCCACACGACGGTGGCGGCGCGGACGATCGCGATGCGGGCGAACAGGATCGCCAACTGTGCGTTGAAGACAATGGTGCGCACGATGAGGGCGTTCTTCACCGCGATGAGGACGGCTTGGACGGCGGTGTAGGCGGTGATGGCCGCGTTGACGGCCCACACGGTGATGGCGAGGGTGCCGAGGATCGTCACGAGCGGGCCGACGACTTCGCCGTTGCGCAGGATCCAGCCGAACATCCTCTCTAGCCACGGGATCGCGGCGGAGACGGCTTCGATGAGTCCTTCGTTGACCTGCCGTTTGAACTGCTCGACCTGCGCACCGGCGGACCCAGCGAGGGTGTCACCGGCTTGTTTCGCCGCGCCTTCGAAGGCGCCGAAGTCGGCGACCGCGGTGTCGAGGTCCATGGCGTACAGGGCGTCGCCGAGGTCTTCGGCCTTGGTGCCGAACAACGCCACGGCGAGTGCCGTCCGTTCGGCGTTGGCCGGCATCGACTTCAGCCGGTCGAGGACCTGGTCGAGGATCGCGGCGGACGGGGCGCCGCCGGCGGCGACGGCGGCGAACGCCTGCTGTGCGTTGATCCCCAGTGCGGCGAAGGCGTCGGCGGACTTCTTCGACCCGTCCTGCGCCAGGATCGAGAACTCTTTCAGCGCGTCGGCGGCGGTGTCGGAGTCGCGCGCGCCGGCCTGGATGGCCTGCGAGATCAGACCGAGCGCGCGGGGTCCGTCCAACCCGAGTTCGCGGAACTCGGTGCCGTACTCGTTCAACGTGTCGAGGAGGTCCTCGGACTTGTTGATGCCGTTCTGTGTCGCCCGGGTGAGGACGTCGAACGCTTCCTCGGCGGTCTTCGCGAGGCCGGTGCGGAGCATCTGCTGCACCGCCGCCGAGACCCTCCCTGCGTCCTCACCCAACAGGGTGGTGAGGTCGGAGACGCGGGCGGCGACGGCCTTGATGTCGGCCTCGGACGAGTCCAGCCCGGCGAGCCCGTTCTGAATCACCGTACGGAGGGCGTCGTTGACGGCCTCGATCGACTCGCCGTACCCGGCCGCGTACAACTCGCCGGACAGCTTGCCGAGCTTGGCCATCTGCGGTCCGGCGGCCCCGACCTGAGCGGCGAGCAGCCCGGTCGTGTTCGACCGCTGGATCGCCCCGGCCAGACCTGCGGCGAGGAGCGCACCCGAAGCAGCCGCAGCTATCTTGATGCCGGCTTCAAACTTCTGCCGGAACCCCGTAGCCGCGGTCTGTCCAGCTTCCGCACCACCGGACTGGGCAGCCTGACGCAACGGCCCCAGATCACCGGTGATCGCGACGAACACATCGGCGAGCGGCGCCACTAGTCCTCGGCCAGGAACGGTCTGGCCGGCAGATACCGCGTGCCGAACTGGTGGAACCGCAGGTAGTAGGCGTCCCTCGACCAGCCGACCCGCACCGTCCACTCCCCGTCGACGAGCACGGTTTCGGAATGGATCGTCGACGCCCCGAACCCGGTCGCCCGTGGGGCGCGGTCCTTCGCCGGGGCGACCAGCGTCCGGTCGGCGATCTCCTGCAACTGATCACGAAGGGCCGGGCTCCGCTGCAGGTCGCGGAACCCGGCCTCGTTCAACTCGACGCGGGGACGGGTCATGTCAGCCCCCGATCTGATCGACGAGCGGGACCGGGACCGTGTCGCCGTACAGCTGGGCGTCGAACTTCTCCCGGTCCTCGTCGGACTCGGCGCCGCGAATGAGGTGGGCGTAGACGACGTTGCACACCACGCGGACGGGCAGGGTGTCTAGTGGCCCAAGTCCGCCGGGGAAACCATCCCGCCCATGGCCGGCGAGGACGAGGAGTCCTTCGAGTTCTCCGACGTTGTCTGCCGCCCAGCCGAGGAGTCGCCGGGCGGCAACGTAGGGCGCGCCGACAGCGTCTCGATGACCTTCCGCACGAGGGTCATCAGATCGTCGGCCTCGGCCTTGGTGTCGATGGCGTGCTGCTCGAACCGTGGCCACTCGTCGGCGTCGATGCAGTCCTGAATCATCGAGTAGAGGGCGGCGAGGCCGTTCATGTCGGTCGAATCGAGCCCGCGGCTGGATGCGTGGGCGAACTTGAGCAGTGGCATCAGCCCGATGGAGTCGGCCATGCGGAAGGTCGAGCCCATGAACTCGACCTTCCGCCGGTCGACGATCTCGACGCCCTCGACCGCGGCCTGCACGGTCTGCGTCGTGTCCCGCTTGGGCTTAGCCACGAACGGTGCCCGCGGCGTACGGGGTGAACGGCCGGCCGGTGACGGAGCCGATCTCGAAGTTGAACTCGGCGGTGAACGTGGCCACGTTGGTGCCCTTGCCCCGCTTCACCGACAGTGTCCCCGACTGGAGGCACGACTCCGCGACCCAGCGTTCGTCGTTGGTGTCGGACTCCCAGCCGAGCATGCACCGTACTTCCTGCCCGGGCCCGGGGAGAACACCGGTGGTGAGCAGGGTGGCGCCGGAACCGGAGGTGGTCAGCGACGACCCGCCGCCGTTGACCATCCGCTTCCAGTTCTGCATGTTGATCTGCATCAGTTCGAACTTCACGCCGGAGGTGCGGCCGGTGGTGACGTACTGGATCGGGTCGTAGTACTCCTCGGCCTCGATCGCCTCGACCTTCGGGGAGTACGTGAGTTCGTGGCCGGACTTGGTGATGCCGATGGGCAGCCACGCCCCGGCCGTTGCCCACAGGTCGGTGAACACCGAACCGGAGACGGTGTTGGCGGGGAATGCGGTGCCGGCGGCTGCGGAGTAGAGGACGCCCGCACCGATGGCGAGCGCATTCCGCGGGACGGTGGCGTTGGCCATCTGTCAGGCTCCTGAATCCGTGGTGGGTTCGGTCTTCGCGGTCTTCTTGGCGGGCTTGGTCACCCGGGCGATGAGGTCGTTGCGGCCGAGGTCGTCGAGCTCGGCCCGGTCGAGGCCGGGCTCCTGGGTGAGGACGTAGTCGCACCACGTCTCCCGCCGCGCGGTGTCCGCGGGGCGTTCCATCAGGTCGCCGCGGGCGGCGTCGACGTCGACGCCGAGGACGAGGCCGAGGTCGTCGACGACCTGCGCATACATGCCGTCGTTCGCGCGGTATCCGACGGAGAACCCGACGGTGATGTCACGCCGGGCGTAGTAGTCGTACGGCGGGTAGACCATCAGACGCCGCCGAGGATGTAGTACTTCAGCTCGGTCGGGGTGGCGTTCGCGACAGCCATCGCGACCCGGCCGTTGGCGTCTCCCCACAGGGCGTTGATCCGCACCGACTTGATGGCCGACGCCGGCATGGCGACGGTGCGGTTCGCGACAGCCAGCCCGTCCTGGGTTGCCGAGTTGGTGAAGGTGACGTCGTGGGAGCCGGCGCCGGTGTTGCGCATGAACACGATCGAGCCGGCGGGCACCGTGTCGCCCGACGCGGCCCCGGATCGTTCGGTGATGGAGGCGCCGGCGGTCGAGCCGGCGGTCTCAGCCGCGAAGTCAGTCACGGTGCTCCTTCAGTTGATTCGGTAAGAGGGCATGGCAAAGGGAGCCCCGCGAGCGGTGGCTGAAAGTTGGAGGTGGGTCAGATGAGGACGGCGCCGACGGACACCTGAAGAGACAGGACCGCTTCGGGACCGGACGGGCTGTGGCTGTAATCGCCGGCGCCGGACGCAACACCCATCCACGTCATGCTTCCGCCGATATCAGGGTCGGCGGCGAATAGTGCGCACACGGCATCGGCGGCGGCGAGCACATCGTTGCGTGCTGCCTTCACCGTTCCGTCGGGTCGGATGACGCGGAAGTAGACGCCGATGGTGACAACTTCGGATCCGACGACATTGACCTCGCCGGCTTCGTCGGTGCGTGTGAACCGGTAGCCGCCGAGGTAGGCGCACTTCAGGTCGACCCCGGCTAGGGGATAGGAGTCCTCAACCTGCCAGCCTTCGAGCGGCTGTCCCACGCCGGTGAGGGATTGCATCGCGGAGACCAGAGCGTCCTGTGCAAGGCCGGCCATGGTGGCCTTCATCAGGCGAACACCATCAGGCGAACACCGCACGCGGGAGTCGGGTGTACCGCCGGTACACCGAGTCGATGTCGGGATATCCGGTACGGGACTCGTCCTGTGTGGCGGCGATGAATGTGCCGGCTTCGTTGGTGTACGACGTGACCCGGTCCGGCATTCCGGTGCGGGTCTGGTTGCACAGGTAACGCAGGTGGAGCATCGCCGCGGCGGAGATGCGTTCGGGGGGCCGGTCCCACCCGTGCTCGTACTCGATGACGATGTTCCCGACACCCCGGGGCCAGACCCCGCCGGGGAGGCGGGCGACACCGTTGTCTGCCGGCGGAACGGCCGCGACGTCGGGGGAGCTCCACGCCACCCCGGACACGGCGACGGAGCGGAGCCGGCGCAGGATCATGTGCGTGAGCCCGATCCGGTCGGTTCCGGTGCCGGACAGGGTCTCCCGGGCGAAGCGGGGGACGAATGCTTGGCGGCAGATCTTCTCGCACTCTTCTTCCACCTCAAGCCGCTTCTCGCTCAGCTTCGCGGTCGGGTAGGTGGTGAGGTTGGCCAGCGTCGCGTCGGATGCGCGCGCTTCGGCGATGCCGAACAGGTACCCGCCGACGATCTCGATGTAGTCGGTGGCGGTGACGACGGCTCCGCCGACGGAGTCGGCGACCCAGTCGACGGTGAGCGAGTCCAGCTCTGCCTGGGCCGGGAGGATATACGTGTACTCCCCCGGATCGCCCGGGGTGGCCGCGGTTGGTCCGGCGACGACGGTGCCGTCGAGTCGCTTCACCGTCACTTCGACATCCACACTCGCCGAGGTCGGGGTTTCGTCGACGTAGAAGGTGTGGGTGAGTGCGGCGGCGGCGGTGCGCAGGACGCGGATCAGGGCCACTCCGACACCCCGCTTCTCAGCTTCTCGACGTCCGCGGCCAGCTGGGTGTCCCGCCAACGTTCGAACGCGGTCTTGTCGGCGGCGTAGCGTTCGGCCGCGTTCGACTCCCGGTACGACTGGTCCATGTCGGCCTTGCCGGCGAACGGGTGCAGGTGCTCGATGACGACGTCGGACCGGTAGGTGATCCGCCCTGCAGCGGAGCCGAGGGTGAGGATGGCGGTGTCGACGTACATGTGCTCACACGCGGGGAGCATCATCCAGCCGATCCGGCGAACCGCATCTGCTGATGCAACCCACGCCGTCGGGAGTGCCGGGCCTTGGTACAGATCGTTGCCGTAGGCGAACCCGGGACCGTCCATCGCCTCGATGGCGGCGATGAGTTTCAGGTCCCAGTCCTTCGTCTTCGGCCGGTGGTCGTCCCCGAGGGACGCGAGGTACCGCGGCGCGGCGTCGCCGTTGAGCAGTGTCTGTGCGGCGATGTTCGTCCACCCCGACAACGACCGGCGGGGGCCGGTCCACACCCAGCGGGGCATGTAGTCGCGGCGGGTCGGGTCGTCGTCGTCGACCAGGCCGAGAACCTCGACCCGGCCGTCGGTCGTGTCCCGGACCGCAGCCGTCAGTTCGGCGAACTGGCGCGGCCGGCCGCGTGAAGGAGTGATGACGACGAGGTCAGCCATCGAGTGTCTCGGCCTCGCGCACCTCGGCGACGGTCAGGTACCCGGGCGAATCCGGGAGCACGGCCGTCCGGCCGGTTTGGCTGGCGCGGAACCGCTCCTTCAGCGCTTCCACGTCTTCGGCGCTGAGCTTCCGGTTGTTGATGAGCAGCCCGACGGGCTCGTTTCGCACCCACCAGCCGGCCGGGTTCGACGACACCGGGTCGGTCCGCTCGATCGCCAGATCCCGGGACCAGTCGGGGTTGTCGACGAGGAGTTTGGCGATGGCGTCGAGCGGCGTGCCGTTGAGCCCACCCATGCCGTGTTGTTTGCGGATCTCGTGGCCGTATCCGAAGATCGCGTCTTCGACGACGAGGTAGCAGCCCGGGGTGACGAGGGGCCCGTACAGTTCGATCTCTTTGGCGACGTGGGGTGCGGAGTGGTCGGAGTCGAGGGAGACCATGCACCGGCGGCCGTCGACGAGGGCGGCGATCTGGTCGGCGATGTGCGGGTCGATCGACGACCCGACGAACGCCGCGACGTTGGGGTGGTTGGTGAGTGTCCTGGCGCCGGCGGGGTCGATGTCGACGGTGATGACCTCGACACCGCGGTCGGCGAACCAGCGTGCTGAGGCGCCGGTGCGGGTGCCGCACTCGACGATCACCTCGGGCTTCGTCGCGGCGATGATGCTGTCGTACCGGTCGAGGTCCGGCTTGAGCTTGAGCATGTCGTCACGGTCGTGCTCGTGCCTGGCCAACGCCCCGAAACTCTTCTCGAGGTCGATCGCGACGGTGAGGTCGGGGTAGGGCTGTAGCTGCACGGCGGACTGCAGGATGTAGTCGAGCTCGGACACCCACATCTCTTTGTGGTGGGTGGTTTTGACGCCCGTGTGGACGGCGGGGACGATGCCGGCCTGGAGGAGTCGGGCGCAGAAGGAGATGTCTTCGCCGACGATGTCGCCCTGCGCGTCGTACATCATGTCGAACCAGTGATCGCCGTGGGTGGCGCGGAGCTTCTCGAGCACGCCGCGGTGAATGAGGAGGAACGCCGCGCCGGTCGCGCCGACCTGCGTCACCATGTCGTCGTCGTAGTCGCCGAAGTAGCAGAACGACGGACGGCCGTGCTGGTCGGCGCCGAGCTTGTACATCGTCGGCACGACGGTGCGGCGCCAGCCGGACATGCCGTCGTAGGCGGCTTCCATCATGGCGAAGCACAACGCCCCGACGACCGGCCGTTCGACCGGGTCCGCGACCTCGAGAAGCCGGTGGACGGCGTCGGGTTCGAACCCCATGTCCGTGTCGATGTAGAGCAGCCACTCGTGGTCGGTCTTGTCCAGGAAAAGCCTCGCCCCGTAGTTGCGGATGTGGGCGACCATGCCCGCGCCGCAGCGCAGGTTCAGCGGGTCCGGAGCGATGCGGTTGTGGTCCCGGTCGTACTTCCACATCTTGCGCATGGACTCGACCCACGAGTGGGACACGTCCTCGTTGTGCAGGTAGGCGATCTGGACGACGCCGTCGTAGTCGGTCACCGTTCGCCGCCCTTGCCCTGCGGTGCGCTGGAAGCGGCGGTAGATGCCGAGCCGCTCACACCAGGTACGGGCGGTGCAGTCGGGTGCGCATTCGTCGATGGAGCAGCCGATGGCCACATCGGGGGTGCCTTTCTGGTTGGGGATGAGTCCCGGGGGCCCGTTCCGCGGCGCACGGGACTCATCCCCGGCGCCGCGGAACGGACGACTTCTTGGTTACGCGTCTGCCGGGTCGATGCCCTGGACCAGTTCGCGGATCGCGTCTTCGGCGTCCGCCGCAGACAGGGGACCGGCGAGTAGCTGGAACGTTCCGGCCGCGTTGGTGGCGTCGACCTTGAAGTTGCCTTCGTACGGCGGGCCGATTTCAACCGGGAATACGACCAGGGTCTGGTCGCCGTTGATGTACGAGCCCTGAAGCGTCTTCCACCACATAGTCAGCTGCCGCTGTACGTGATCTTCGTTACTGCCTTCGGCCTGCGGGCGAACGTGACCGCCTCGTAGCCCCACACGCCGATCCGGATGAGCGCCGGACCCGCCGGCTGTTCGAACTGGAACTGCATCGGCGGGCTGATGGAGAACAGGTGCTCCTGCGAGTTCAGGATGAACCCGGTACTCGCCGCGACCGTCGGGGACGTGACGACCGACAGGCTCTCCAGGGAGCCCTGCACAGCGCTGCGGAAGCCGTTGGCGAGGTTGCCCTCACCGATGGCGTTCTGCGGGTTGTACCCCTGTGCCAGGATGATCGGGCGGCCGGCGGTGTCCTGGAACTTCAGGTACGTCGACCAGCGGCTGGTCCGGCCGACGAACAGATCGGCGTCACCGGCGGGCGCGTCGGAGATGGCGGCGATGCCGTCGAGGATTCCCGCCCGCTGCAGCATGATGTCCGTGGTGGACGCCACCGCGCCCGGGACGGGGCCCGAGGACACGGTGACCGTGTTGACGTTCGCCTGCGCGTTCAGCGCGGCGATGACTTCGAGTTCGGCGTTGTCGTAGAAGTCACCGATCATGTCGCCCCAGATGACCGCGTCGACGGCCGGGTTGGACGCTTCGAGCATCTGCCGGGACACCTCGGAGTAGCCCATGATGGCCTTCGGCGTCACGGTGATGACGCCGTAGCCCGGGTCGGTCTCCGTGGTGTTGACACCTTCCGCGACCGTGCTCGTCTTCGCCACGGTTCCGGCGACGGGGATGGTCCAGGCGAACGGGCCGGCCCACGGCACCTGCCGCAGCAGGGGCGCGAGACGCAGCCGGCGGTGCATGACCGGGGCGAACTGCTCCGCGAGCCACACCGGTGGCACCAGACCCGCACCGAGGGTGGTGGCGCCGGCGCCGAGGACGTCACGGAGGTGGGTGTCGTCCCGCAGCGCGTTGGAGTGCTTCAGGAGCCGCTCCGCTGCGTCCTTGTCACCCATCCGCGCGGCGCGGAACTGGTCGGAGATGAAGCTGTACTGCGAGCCGCGGGTGTACAGGCCGGGATCCCGGTCCTGGGTCGTGGCGCCGCCGAGCTTGACGGAGCGGGTGCCGTCGTCGACCGGGTCGCTGGCGTCCTTGGGGACGGCGGCGCCGGCGACCCGGTCGGCCATGGCCTGGACCTTGGCGTTGCGGATCTCGATCTCGGACAGATCCTGGATCTGGGTATACAGCGATTCGCACCGCTCGCCCATCTCCACGACCGACCGGAGCTCTTCGGGGGTCATGTCGCGCTTGGCTTCGGCGGCGCGGTGTTCGAGGCCGGCGATGGACTTCTGCAGCGCGGCGTACTGGTCTCGCAGGGACGTGAGGTAGGCGTTTTCAGCCATGGTTGATGAACCCCTTCTGGTTCACAGGGACAGTGAGTGCTCCGTGTGACCGGGGTGTCGCTCTGTCCGCGAGGGTGTCGGCTTTATGGCCGGGGTGTTCGCGCGGCGGGGTGTCGGTCGAAGCTGGCGCCAAATCAGCGCCGAGTTAGCGGGGGATGCCGAGCTTGATCGCCCGGATCTCCGTGTCGTAGTCGGGCAACGGCTTGCGCGCGGACGGCTGCAGGTACATCTCCGCCCGGGTGCGCAGGTCCATGTGTTCGTCGGTGTATGTCACCGGTGCGGCGACGGGCTGCCGGGAGCGGACACCGGCGGCGGTGGCCAGCTGCCCGTAGGCGCCTTCCATGACGATCGCCACTTCGCGGAGGTCGGCCATCGTCCGCTCGATCACCCCCCCGCCGAGGCGGCGGTTCTTCCCTTCGCGGAACATGATCGACAGTTCGTCGAGGGCACCGTCGCGGACCAGCTCGAGGGTTGCTTCACCCGCCGGGGTGCGGGAGGTGCGCAGTTCCACGTACAGGCCGGCGGCGTCGTCGCGCAGAAGCGTCGCCGCGCCGATCAACTCTCCGCCGAGCAGGACGTGTTCGCGGGCGAACTTCACCCGCTGTGGCCGGTCGATCTGGTGGTTGAACGCACCCCGGGCGAACTGCTCGATCAGCGTGTCGTCGATGCGGGTGGGTGCGTTGTACGGCACCGCGATGCCGTACACCGTTCTGCCGTCGCCCTGAGCCCGGACCTGCAGGTCGGGGTTGTACGACCGGTACAGGTTTTCGGTCACCGCCGGTTCCCTTCCGCGTCGTAGTGCATGGCGTGGTAGGAGCAGACCCTGCCCATGACGGCGCGGCCGACGTGGATGGCGGACTTGACGACGCAGTCGCTGCCGGCGACACGGAGTTCCGGCTTTGCGGGCGTCTCCTCGACGGGTTCCTCGACGTCGTGCTTTGCTCGGCCCGTGTTCCTGTCAGTCGCTTTCACGGCGCTCCAATCGCGGGTTGCTGCATGTCCGGGGGCCCGGACTGGTAGGCGTCGGGCTGTTCCGACTTCTCCGCCAGTGGCGGCCGGTGTTCGTATTCGCGCGCCTCGTCCTTGGTGAGGAACCCGGCCTCGATGCCGATCTTGTGGGCCTGGTAGCGGGTGAGGGTGTCGGAGCGCAGGACGGCGTCGAGGTTTGCCCGGGCCTGGGTGCCGCGGGGGAAGGCGAGCGACAGGGTCTGCTCGAACCGGGCGAGGTGTCCGGCGAGCGAGAATTTGATCAGGTTGACGGCGTCCTGCTCGATGTTCGCGTACGTCCTACTGGAGGTCTGTCCGCCGAGCCATCCGACCGGGAGTCCGAAGACGAGCTCCAGTTCGGTGAGGGTCATCTTGCGCGCCTCGACCAGTTGGAGTTCTTCGGGGTTCCACGACAGCGGCGTGAAGTCCGTGGCCGCGTTCAACACGGCGATGGAGCGGGAGGACTGGTTGGCGAGCCACTGCGCCTTCATGTCCTGCGCTTCGGTGTCGGTGAGGTCGGGGTTGGACGACTTCAGGACGCCGGTGGGGACGCCGTGGTTCGACACGGACCGGGCCTGCTTCGACTGTTCCTGCGCCAGGCTGAACGTGTTCAGGTGGGTTTCGAGGACACCCATCCCCCGCACCGCACCGGGCTCACACGGCCCCTTGATGTGGATGACATCCCCGGACCCGAGTGCCTTCAGCGCACCGATGGTGTATTCGAGAGCCCCGACCGGGAGCGGTGAGTCCGTGTATGGGGTGACGCGGCGGACGGAACACATCTGTGCCGGCACCGGGTAGACGGCGGTTGGCCAGCCGGAGAAGTTTCGGGCGGCGATGACACCGATGGCGTTGCCGTGCCAGATCAGGTCCAACGCCCATGACGAGAAGGTCGTCATGCGGGTGTCCGGTGGGGCCGGCTGCTCGAGCAGCGGCGGGCGGGACATCTTCTCTTCGGGCCGGCCGGTCAGTTGACGGTAGGCGTCCCACGGCACCTGGCCGAGGAGATCGGACAGCAGGACTGATGCTCTCCACGCCCCGG